GGCTTCGACGGCTCTTTCAGCGGTGACACGACGGTTTTGGTCGGCTGCACCATCGAAAAGGACGAAACTCCGCCCCACATCTTCCTAATCAAGGCTTGGGAGAAGCAACCGACCGATGACAACAACTGGCGAGTCAATATCACCGAGGTAGAAGACACAATCATCGATTTTTGCCAGAAATACCCGAAAGTCCGTGAAATTGCCTGTGACCCGTACCGCTGGCAGCGCTCTATGGCCATTCTGGAGGAAATGGGGCTTCCAATCGTGGAATTTCCGTCAACAAGCGCCGCTCGCATGGTAAAAGCCACCGCAACCTTCTTTGATGCCGTTATGGATGGCAAGATGACCCATTCACGCGACCCACTCATCGCTAGACACCTAGACAACGCCGTTCTGAAGATTGACAGCATCGGTCCACGTATTGTCAAGGAAAACCGCAACTCTCTACGCCGTATCGACGCTGCCGTAGCTGCCCTGATAGCCTACGATCGTGCTACCGCGGGTAGAATGGAAGAAGTAGTGCCACAAGTTTTTGTTTAGGCGGTTATTTTGGGCTTTTTTGACAGATTGATGGGTCGGGAAGAGAGAGCAGTCAGCTTCCAGACCCTCTGGGGCGCTGGCGACTTTATTGAGGACCAATCTCTTTCCGCCACCGTTGTAAACTCCGAAACTGCTCTTCAGATCAACGCAGTCTTCTCAGCAGTGTCACTTATCTCTGACACCATTGCAACTCTACCTATCGACGCATACATCCGTCGTGGAGGCGCTAGATACCCTCTCAGACCGCGTCCAGCATGGGTTTTGAAGCCAGACGTAGATACGACTCGTGAAGCCTTCTACGGGGCCGTCATCGTCTCTCTGCTACTAGACGGCAACGTATTTATTCGCAAGTACCGCAACAACCGCGGTGAGCTTGTCAACATGGTGGTTTTGAACCCACGCGACGTTGACATCAAGCGCTCTGGCCTTGGTAGAGTCCTATACAGCGTCAAGGGCGAAGATAAGGCCCTAACTAATGACGAGATCACTTTTATCCCAGACGTAGTCCGTCCGGGCCAGCTGAGAGGCATCAGCCGTGTAGAGGCACTGAAGGAGAACTTCGGTCTAGCAATCGCGCTAGAAAACTACGCCGCTAAGTTCTTTGGCTCTGGCACTCAGACCTCTGGTGTCATCGAGGTTCCATCTGGCGTCCCACTCAGCGCAGAGCAGGCCAAGACCATGCAGGTTGCTTTCGACAGCCGCCACAAGGGCTGGGGCCGTGCGCACAAGACCGCTGTTCTATCCGGTGGCGCTACTTACAAGCCAACTAACGTTCCAAACGATCAGGCTCAGTTCTTGGACAGCCGCAGAATGGCTGTGGAGGACGTGGCCCGTGCATTCAATATTCCGCCACATCTACTCGGCTTGCCCGGCACAAACACCTATGCATCGGTCGAACAGAACAACATCGCTTTCGTAACCCACACCCTCCGCCCAATCGCAGCGAAGATAGAATCGGCCATGACCGAGCTACTGTCTCAGCAGACTGGCCTTGAGGCAGCATTCATCAAGATTTCGCTAGATGGCTTGCTACGTGCAGACATCACCGCCCGCACCGCTGCTTACAGCACGCTACTACAGGCTGGTGTCTACAGTATCAACGACGTTCGTTCTTTTGAGGACCTACGCCCAATCGACGACCCAAGTGCCGACACCGTCCGTGTTCCATTGGCGAACGTCAACGTAGACGCTGCAGACCTATCGGCAATGTCTGAGAAGGTAAACATGGCACAGCGCTTGATTCAGGTTGGTTTCGACCCAACTGACGTAATGGCAAAGCTAGAGCTGCCTGACATCGACCACACTGGCAAGGATTCGGTGCAGCTACAGCCTGATGCAAACACTCAAGTAGGCGCTAGTGATCAGTAACGGCTGGACTTCAGTAGGGCTGACTGCGACTCCAATCGACGGAGTTCACAATCAGCCTTCCCGCATTACTATTCACAACAACGACAACGCTACAAACGTGTACCTCGGTGGCTCCGATGTCACCATCACCTCTGGACTGTTACTACTCAAAGAGCAGAGCTATCAGTTTGTACTAAACCCCCTAGAGCAACTTTATGCGGTCAGCGACAAGACTGGTCACATAATTAGCTGGATGAGGCAGCCAATCTAATGTCAGAAGCAACAATCAACGAATCACGCGCAATGCCGGGGTCGCTCCGCGTCGGGGACTACGTTTCGTGGGACTCGTCCGGCGGTAGAGCTAGGGGCGAGGTCAAAGAAATCGTCGAGGACGGCCGTATCAACGTCCCAAACAGCTCAGTAACTGTCAATGGCACCCCTGCTGACCCAGCCGCACTTATTCAGGTGTATGAGCAGTACAACGGCGGATGGCGCGACACCGACGTCTACGTCGGACACAAGTTTTCCACCCTTACTCAAATCGATCCACTTCCAGAGCCAGATGATGAGCCAGAAGATGACGATGAACAAGAAGAGATGGAAGAAAACTCACTAGAGCTACGTCAGGTCAACCTAACCCCACCAGCCTACATGCGTGCCGCTGCTCGTCAGGGCCTCCGCTACTACGAAGAAGGCAAGGGCGGCGATGGACTGGTTGAACGGACGATCCGAGAAGCTAGGGCTATGGCAGGCGGCTCAGTTACTGCTGATAAGTGGGTGCGTATTCGGGCTTGGATTGCTCGTCACCTTGGCGATCTTGACTCCCCATCGGCAAACCCTAGTTCCCCTGATTATCCAAGTGCTGGCGTAGTTGCTCACTTACTATGGGGTTCTGGTCCATCAAAGCGTGCTGCGCAGAAGGCTCTGGCCTATGCAGAAGGCGTCGTTGCTAGACTAGAAGCAGAAAATGAAGGCAGAGCGAAAGGCCAAGCATTGTCTAAAGTAGAAACTCGCACTAACCCAGTAGAGCTGGAGGTGCGTGAGGAAAACGGCGGCATGACCTTTGAGGGGTACGCGGCAGTATTCAACACCAACTCGGCACCATTGCCATTCATTGAGAGAATCGCACCCGGTGCATTTACTCGCTCATTAGAAGCACGCAACGACATCAAGCTTCTCTGGAACCACGACACCGGTTCGGTACTCGGCTCTACTCGCTCTGGCACCCTAAAGGTTTGGCAGGATGAGCGCGGTCTACGCGTCAAGGGTGAGCTACCTAACACCACCGCTGGCCGTGACGCTGCAGAGCTAATCCGCCGTGGCGATGTTGACTCCATGAGCTTCGGCTTCTCTGTCCCACAAGGTGGCGACGAGTGGAGCGCAGACGGCTCACAGCGCACCCTGAAGTCCGTAAGACTCCACGAAGTTTCAATCGTTGCTTTCCCAGCCTATGCAAGCACCGCTGGCACCACTTCAGTCCGTGGCCTTGACTCGGTTGCATTGAGAGCAGATGTCGATGCAGATGCACTAGCAGACGCATGGATCAAGGTAGAAGAGGGCAAGTCCTTGACTGAGGACGAGGGCCGCCTTCTAAAGCAGGTTGTTGACTCGCTACTTCCAACCGAAGAGGCAGAGGATGCGGGAGACCTAACTATGCTTGAACTGAAGAAAAAGAAGCTATCTCTACTGACAGGAAAGTAACATGGCAACTAAGGAACAAATCAAGAAGGCAATCCTTGAGGTTGCCGGAAACCCAGAGTCAGGACCAATCGCGGAGTTGGCTGACAAGTGGGCAGACGCAATCGTTGGCCTAGACGCTCCCGCGGCTGTTAGCAGCGCATCCAGTGGGCCAGCCAAAGAAACCCGCATAACCAAGCCAGAGGAAACACGCTAACCTCTGCCAAGATGGGTTCGCCCCGGGGAGTTTTCCTTTCGCCCCGGGGTTTTCCATTACCCGGGGAAAGTACTTGTAAAATTTACATAACGGATGTGAGTCAGCTCTGCCGTGATTCAGTCTGCGTCAGCGCGGCTGGTACCCATAAGAAACTATAAGGAGACTAAATGTCTGAGTTCATCAAGGCTCAGCAGGAGCTCCGTGCTAACCTGACCGAGCAGATCCGCGATGTTATCGAGGCTGCAGAGGCAGAGAAGCGTGGACTAGACGCTGCTGAACTAGAGAAGATTGATCGCATCGAGGCCGACATCCGTTCTGCCGACGCTGCTATCGCAGTTGCACAGCGCAACGAAGAGCGTTCCGTAGAGGCTTCCGTAGCCGCTAAGGGCTTCGCTCTACCAGCTCAGGAGGAGCGTTCTGCATCTGCAGTTCTACGCGAGATCGCTGCAACCCGCGGCGCTCACACCTTCGAGCAGCGCACCCTAGTCAACAGCGACAACACCGTACCAAAGTCGTTCTACGACCAGGTATTTGACGTTGCTCGCCTAGTTGGCCCAATGCTAGACGTTGGACAGCGCATCAACACCACTTCTGGTGAGGACATCACCATCCCAACCCTGACCGCTTACAGCACTGCAACCATCAAGGGTGCAGGTTCCGCTATTGCAGAGTCCGAGCCAACTTACAGCTCCATCACCCTTGGCGCTTACAAGTACGCTCTACTCATCCCAGTAGCAAACGAGCTGATTGCAGACGCAGGCTTCGACATCTCCGCTCACCTAGCAGAGCAGGCTGGTAACGGCCTAGGATACGCAGTCAACGCTGCTCTATCCACCGGCTCTGGCACCAACGAGCCAAACGGTGTTGTAACCGCTGCTGGCTCTGGTGTAACTGGTGGAACTGGTGTTACCGGTGGATTCACCGCTGACAACCTGATCGACCTTCAGTACACCCTTGACGGTGCTGCTCGTCGTCTACCGGGCGTTGCTTACATGGCTGCTGGTGCAACCATTGGTGCAATGCGCAAGCTAAAGGACAACGCTGGAAACTACCTCTACACCGTAAACGTAGGCCAGCCAGACTCCTTCGCAGGTTACAACGTAATCGAGAACCCAGCCCTAGCTGCAATCGGAACCGGCGCTAAGTCTGTTCTATTCGGCCACATGCCTTCTTACAAGGTACGTGTTGCTGGTGGTCTACAGGTTGCAACCTCGACCGACTACGCATTCAACACCGACGTCACCACCTTCCGTGTGATGATGCGTGTTGACGGTGACTTGACTCACGCAAGCCACATCAAGTACTTCAAGGGCGCTGCTTCCTAGTACTTGACCCCAAGCTGAGGCCCGTCCGTGTTGTAGGTTGCACGGGCGGGTCTCTTTTTGCTATTATGTAAATGTTCCATTCTTTCCTAGGGAATAAACAAGGCAGCTATACCAGATTTGACAGCTGGGCGCGTACGCTGGGCGGCAGCGCAAGCCTTTAGTAACCCCAGATAGCAGGGGTTACTTTTATTTGCTATGGTTATTCCATGCCAACCTACGAAAAGATAAAGGGCGCTATAGCGCTAGCTT